GACCGAGTAGTCTCATGCGTTCTTCGTTGCGCTGCAGCACTTCCGTTGCAGTTTGCTGCGACCCGCCCTGGCTTAGAATTTGGTCTATGAAAAACGCCTTGTTGATTGCTTCCCGGCGCTGATCTTCCATCGCCAGGCCCAAGGGATTATTCGCGCCGATCTGCATGGGCTCGAGCCTATCCCTGGATCCAGCCCGGTAGAAATTCAAGCTTCCAGGCGTTGTCCTCACCGGCAAAACAAAACCATCGTCTGGAACCATTAGCGGTGGATCTATTTGTTTTTGCGCTGCGCGGATTGTAACTTCGCACATTTTATTCAACATTTTCGTATCTGGCAAAGCGTTCATCGAGACGGATCTTCCATAGCTCGACGTGGAATCCTTAGACATTCTGGGCACGCAAAAACATAGCTCGTCATAACCGCCTTCGCTCAAAAGCATCTTTGTGTCTGCATGATAATACACAGAGGCAAAGGGCTTAGACATTTTGGAAAGCTTGCCGGTTGTTTCGCCTCGAGGAAACACCGCATGAATAATATCGTGCTCGTTATATTGATCGTTTTTTAGATCTTTTAGACAAGCCTGGGGAAGCTTATCTTCGCCAAACCGCTGAGCCATAGCCCGGGCAGACAGACGAAACTTGCGAAACACAGTATCCACATTGTCATTACTATTCTGCGATATGTATATTTCTGCAATATGCCTGGATTGAAACCGCAATCCGTCCTGATCGCCCTCGATATACATTGCTGCCGTACCGAAAGTTACCAGGTCATAATATAGCTCATGCACTTCTTGCTGAAAATTAGAGCGATTGAACTGTTGATACATTTGATCAATGGCAAGCTCGAGCCATTCATTAGCCTCGTCATCACCCTGCAGCAATGGATCCCTGTATCGCATGCTAAACCAGGGCGTTGAGGGGCTTGTAAGCATGCCATGCAGTGAGCTGGCAAGTAATTCAACGGCATGTATTGCAGTGCCATCGAAGATGCGCTCTGTGCGTTTATCGCCAGGGGTGCGTTTTTTTGTAATGTCTGCCTTGCGCGGCAACATAAAGTCAGCAAGCTCCTGCCAATGGCTCTCCCAATTACTGCGCTGCGTTTGTAATTGCTGAAAGCGCCTGTCCAGGTTGGCAACCATTGGCTTAACTTGCATTAATACAGCCCATATTGTTGCATCATTGATCGCCTCTTGGCTTTTTTAGGATCACCGCCCTTGCCCTTGCCAGCCATCTTTTGATTAAGACGCTCGAGCGGATCCACAGTATCCCTGCGCTTTGCTGGCTGAGAGGCTTTCGCGCCCATTTCACCAGCAATATTGCGCTTTTTCATCATCATCATCTGATTAATCCACCCATCAAAGAGCGTTTCTTTCGCGTACTTTCTTCCCCAGCAAGCAACCCTTTTGCGCTTGTGGCAATTGTTGAAGATCTGCCTTTTCTATTTGCATCGAGTAAGGCTTGCTCAGTTTCACCCACTGCATCGGGATCAGGTAAATCAGGTGCAGATCCTACGGGTGATACGCCATAGCTAGGCGCTGCAGCCCGAGCCATCGTTGATTGCCTGGGTTGTGGGTTATTATCGCCGCCATATGACGCAGCTTGATCCTTTTCAAAAGCTTCTCTTGCAGCAGTGCGCTCATAATAGCCCTGAGTTGGCTCCATCTGGCCCAAGCCGATCTTTATATCCTCAGCTAATGCGCCCGGCATATTCTTGAGCGTGGTTGATGCAGGGGTACTAGACGGTCTTGGCCTGGGACGTGGGCTCGTTGCAGGGGCCGTACTTCTATAAGTAGGCGCTGGCTTGGCCTTTTTTTCTGACGAGCTATCACCCGCTGCACTTGAATCACTGCCCATATCTACCTCCTACGCCGCAAAGACGTTATAGCTATTCAACGCCTGTTGCTGTGGCGCTCGCATTTTGTTGTTTCCAAGTCTCAGCCCAACGGCCAGGTATCTAAACGCATCTGCGCTATGCGATGACCAATCATGCACAGGGGTCGCTCTAAACGTCCGTGTGCGCTCGTTATAAGCCCTGTGGTACTGTCTAAGAGCCTCAAGCCCTACCTTAGTCTTATCCCTGTCAAACCAGCACTTAGGAATAAGCATCTTCGCGGCATGTATGCCATCCTCGAGCCCAAGCTTAGGAACCACGCGGAAGTTAAGCCCAAGATCATAAGCAATCTCTCGCCTGGACTTTCCGCTACCAAGCTCTCTTTGCTCAATGTCATGCGGAGCAAAATGATCCTGGTACAAGTACCCTTTCTGAGAAAGAACCTTGCAATAGTGCGGCAAGCCCTCGCCTCGAGCCTCATAGTAATCAATCACATGAACAGCTCGCCCGGCAGTCTGCACAAAAAATACCGCAGTGCTATCGCCTACGCCGAGATCCCAAAACGTCGATACACGCAACGCAGGATCATACGGCACATTCGTAACCCTGCCATCGTCCTCAGCTTGCTCAAGCTCCTTGCCGTAAATACTACCAGGCACATTCGCTTGCCAAGAACACTCAAACTCCTGGGCATACTGATCGGGGCTCATCATCTTCTGAGCGGCCTCTAGTTCCTCGCGATCAAGCAACCCCGTCTCACTGGCCTTGTGAACAACAGCAAGCCATTCATCATCGCCCTTAGCTTGCTCATACAGCTCATAGAAAGCGTTATGTCCCTGGGGCGTGCCAATGAAACAACACCAACCCTTAGACGTGGACAGACTTGGCCTGATTACCTCAGGAAAGACGCTCTCAGGCATGTTAGCGTATTCATCCATCACAACGCCATGAAGCTCAAGACCTCGCAATGCCTGGCCGTTCTCAGCGCCCAACAAGCTTATCCTAGCGCCGTTAGGTAAATCACATCTAAGCTCAGTCTCGTTGAACCGCACGCCAGGAATAGATCCAGCATATTGCTTAAGCAAATCCCAGCTAACAGACTTCGCCTGGCGATACGTAGGAGCCATCATAGCGTACCGAGGCGCAGGCTTAGAGCTCATTAAAGCGTCGCGAAGAATATGATTAATAGCCCAGACAGTCTTGCCAAACCTACGGTGACAAACAACAACGCCCCAGCGCCTCGCTTGCATCTCAGCATGGAGCTGAGCTTGCAGCGCTCGCGGCGAGTATGGTATCTTGATCTGCATAAGCATCCTGGATGTGTGTGTTTTTATTTCGGGTCTTATAGCAAAAGTCGCGGCGGCGGCGTCAGGCGGGGGTGGGGTCGCCGGGGCCTCGAAAACCGGTCGATCGCCGGGCAAACGGGGTAATTACCCGTCGCTTGTGCCAATGTTTACAGGAGCTTAGCCCTCCTGGGTTGCAGCTCGGTTGCAAGGATCCGACTTGGCTCAATCTGCTGAGCGCTCCTGTGCGTAGCTCGCTCGCCTGTACGTTAGGTAATACGGAGATCTCTTACTATCTCTACCTGCATGATCCCCTGGTTACCCTGATGACCAGATCATCCCCTGCACTCAAACAAGCCTAGACAATCGAAGTCCCTGGTATAGCCTACTCTGTCCCTGGTGTATTGATCAGCGAGCGTCTTGTAGCTCCACCCTTGTCGCTCCGTGCTTTTGCTGTTCGAGCGCCCAGCTCGAAATTCTGCATAAGCTTTACGCCGTCTGCATCGAAAGCCTTACCGAACCTTGGAAAGCGCTTGCCTGTTGCGGCCTCGTATTGCATTGCCAGGCTCGTCGCTACTTCTCTGGCATCTTGGCTTGTAAGATCCAGCGGCTCGCCGTCTTGCGTAAACCAGAGTGTCGGATGATTAAACACTTGTCCGTCTGCGCTGACTTCCGTTGCCAGGCGTTCTGTCATCTTCATACCGCCCTCGAGCTCTACTGGGCTGTGCTTGCTGGGATCGTACGGCACAGGGCCGAACCATTTCTCAGCCATTGTCTGTCGGTGCTACTTCTACGTCATTACCCTGCCATGAGATCGTGATGGCTGAGTTTTGCGGTGCATCCTCTTTCTTGTCTCTGATCCCGTTCGGCTGCATCCTGGCAATAACCCACTTAAGCGCGTCTACCTTGTTCCTGTTGTTCGTAACGTATGCGTTTGCCTGGCGATTGTCCTCGAACGTCGGCAGCGGTGACATCATTATATCCGTGATGTGATCGAAGTAGTACTCTGCCTGGAGCGTTCTTGCACGGCGATACATCTCATAGAACTCGTTGTTTCTTTGCACTGCGCGAGTAACTGCAGCATAACTCGTTGGCACGTCTGGATCCGCTGCAATGGTCAACAGGCTTTCGCCATGCGCAATGCGATCACAGATTATCTGCATTACCTTTTTGTTGATGTTGCTACGGGATACCATCGGATCTTTCCATAAAAAAACCCGGCGAGCGTTGAGCTTGCCGGGCTGAGTTGTGTAGTGAGAAGAGTAAATGTTGAGTAGACAGTAAGCAAATCGCAATATCTGGGCGATTATATCCTAATCGCTACCACATTCAGAGCATCCGCGCAAGCTTCTTGATTTATTTTATCATTACCCCTTGACGCTTTCCGTCAAGTATACTATATAAGAGTTGTAGCAAAGATCTTCGGATCCAGCTCGCTTTCCCAAAAACCTCAGAAAAGGAGACACAGATATGGCTTTCATTAATCAGCAAAACAAAAGGGATCTTATGCCAGGGATCAAAGCTGTTCTTGCAAGGCATGGCGTCAAAGCCAGCTTTTCAATTCGGCACAATTCAACTTTCGTTTGCACTTTAAAGTCTGGGCCGTTTGTTGCGCCAGATTGGTATCAGGTCAATGAGCATCACCTTGAACGGACTTACGAAGGTCAACAGCTTCAATTTTTGCAAGAGTTGATAGCGGCCATGAAAGGCCCAGATTGGTTCAATGACAGTGACAGCATGACTGATTACTTTCACTTGTCCTGGTACATTGACATAAATTGGGGCGGTTATGACAAGTCTTATACTTGCACCGCGCAATCCCAGGCAGCCTGATCTTTTGTCGGCGGCCTTCCGAGGCCGCATTCATAAGACCACGGTACAATAAGTAACAATAGCTTAGAAAGGAGAACATATGAGCTTTGAATATACCACTGGCGTTATTGCTGATCTGTCCCTCGAGGATCTGCAACAGCAACGAGCCAATTGCTACGACACTTATTGCCTGTGCCTCGGACACGGCAAAACCCATTACAATCATCTGATCCTGGGCCAATACGATGCAGAGCTTGCATCGCGTGGCGTTGCTGCAGACGAAACCATCCAGGGCGTTTTCAACGGCACTGGCACTTACTGAAAGGACACACAATGTCAGAAGTAATTAATATTGTTCCAAGTTGGAGAGTTGCCGCGCAAATCATTGAGGTTGGTTTAGTCAACGGTACATATGAAGGCAAAGAGATCGCTAGAGCTGAGCTTATGCGTATGGCTGATATTTGCGACAAGTATGTTGCCGAGAAGCAAGATTTAGAACCATCAAAACTATAGTCATTGTAGACATGCTAATCAGTGAGTAAAATAAACTAAAAATAAATAAATCTTCAAAAAATCTTTGCTAAGATCTCGTCATCATCATCGGGCGGGATCTTATAGTATAATCTGACCAGAGCATCGTAATACATACGCTTGACCGCCCTGGGATCCCTGTTGCCCATCATCTTGCCAAGCTTAGTCCACTTAGGGCCACGCTCGCGAAACGCCGCGCTGTGAGCCACAGCCCACACCAAGCGTCTATCATCTTTGTCCATGTATCTAATGCCGAGAAGCAATGCTTCCTCGAAGCACGTAACGTCTGCAGGAGTTGCCTTGGATAAGGGTGCAACGAAATCGTCCCATCCGTAAGCGCCCCATTCCTGGCGAAACTCGGGCCAGGACGCGAGCTTTTGTTTGCGGAACGCCGCTGGTAGTTTGCGCTCTGTTTCTGCAGCCCTGAGAAAAAAGCTATCGAGCTCCGTCATGCTCATTCTGTGCTTATCCACCGCGCAGCCTTTCGTCCATGTTTGCCAGGAAATCAAAAGCGTCCAGGGGGCTAAGCTTTTGCAGCTCAGCTTGCGTTTGCTCGTAGAGATCCCTGGATAATCGTCTGCGCAATTGGCGCATGACTCTGCGCTCGATTTGCTCAAGCGGTTCTTCGCGCGCGCGTCGAATAGCTAAGCTATAATTAGCTAAGCTAAGCTTAGCGCTATGCTCAGCAATTTTTTTTATAAGATTTTTGTTATTTGAAAGCCATTCATTAGCGCTTATCTCAGCGCTTTGCTTAGCGCTAAGCTTAGCTGTGTCTTTCTTTCTTTCTTCGATTTTACGAATCATCAAAAATCAGTCAACCCCCTAAATTTAAGCGTGTCCCTGGGTGTACCTGGGAGTACCGCCGATGCCCTAAAACGCTAAACTTTTTTTTCTGTCCTGCCTTCGCCTCTGCAATTTTCGCAAACCTCGGGCCGTTCCTCGATGTATCCGCTATCCACTGAAAAGCTCTGTCGGTGAAAAAGCTCGATCAAAA